AGAACAGGTGGGTCTTGTTAGCGATGATGTAGTCGCGGATCGCGGTTGCGACATTGATCTGTGAGCCATGACCGCTCACTGTGTTGTTCACTTGGCTGTAAATGGCGTGCAGGCCCTTCTTGGGCGTCCGCTCAAACAGCGCGTCAGCTGCGACCGCGTTGCTGCTGAATACCCCCGCCAAACTGCTCTCGGTACCCGCACCAAGCACCGCTGCCGCTTCGGCGTAAGCGATATTGGGGACAACAGCGCCCGCTGCCGGCACTCCGCTCACACCACCTAAGCTATGCCCTAAGTCGAACAGATACAGCGACCCCGCACTCAGCAACGCATCGGAGCGCAGAATGGGCAACGTCGTATCGGTGAAGGTGATGCCATCCAGTACGGTTTTTTGTCCGGCCATTACCAGGACCTCCGGTTAATTTCATAGGCAATGCGACGAGCGATATGCCCGTTGCTGATCGTGGTGTTGTGAATGATGTCCAGCCGCAGCGAACGCGGAACCACGCCCTTGGCCACGTCGTCGAGATCGTCGGCGCTGCCGTCGTTGAACTGCATCAGCCACTCGCGGATCTTGATCACGCGATCGCCGTACTCGGCGGTGGCCCAATCTTCCAGCGCAACACAGTTGTTGTAGGTGGCGGTACCGATCCCCTCCCCCGTCGACGTGCCCGGTGTCGGGTTGCCGCCCAGCGGCGGCGTGATGATCAGGTAGCGCTTCTCAACAGTTTTCTGCACCACCACCATCGCCCGGATGTCGGCCTTGATCTGCTCGATGTTGTCGAGATTGTTGCGGCCCATCCAGATGATCTCGGTGTAAAACCCATCACCGGGAACGTCGGGCACAAACGGCGACTTGGGCGCGCTATATCTGGCGTCTCCGGCAGCATCCCGAGCAAACGTGTAAACGTCCGACGAGTCCCCTGTCTCACTGTGCGTGCACGTCAGCGTGCCGTGGATGCCACCCAAAGTACCTGTCAACGTGAAGGTCCCCGAATTGGTCGCAGGCGTGGACAGCAGCAAGGTGCTCAGGGCTGTAACCGTCACCGAACCCGAGGCCGGGATCTGGTTGTCCGTGACGGTCACCAGTGCGGTACCAGCGCCGAAACGTGCGGCGATCTGGCGAGACGTTTGGCCGCCAATGCCGCCATTCACAATGGTCCGCGCACTGATCAGTGGCGCAAGTTGCTCCCGCCAGCTGACTTGGCTGCTATTGGCTGTCAGAGAATCTCCCGCACAGAGCAGGTCGTGTACCGGTTTGAGGTACTCGATCCCTGTGACATCGGGGATATGAATATCAAAGTTACCCACGGTTTTGCCGGCCGTGGTAATACCCAGGGCAATGCGGCCAACCGCATCGACGACAGCCCAGACATAGCCGGACTCTGGACTCAGTTGAACGGCAATGAAGCCCGACAGATCGGCCCCCAACGCTTTGCGAGGTACGGCACCGGTGCCAAGCAAGAACTTTCCGGTAACGGTCCCGTCCACGCGCAGAGCCAGCCCAATCCGGCCAAGGGTATCGATCACTGCCCACGCGTATCCCGATTGAGGATCCAACGCCTTGGCGATGAATCCGTCGAGGTCGAGTTTCAGCGTGCTGCGATCGACAGTGCCGTCGCGCAACATGAACTTGCCCACGAGTGAACCATCTACCCGGCAACCCAACGCCATGCGTCCATCCGGCAGCCCGGGCACCTGATAACGCCCGTCCACCTCGAAGGTATGATTCTGGACGCCGGCGTTGTCGTTGAGCAGGTACCTGCTGGAAAACACGTAGGCCGTGTCAGCGTAGGCAATCGCTTCGGCAGGGTGGCGAGTTTGAAGAAAACCCCACACGGTCTGATCATGAGTGCCGTTGGCGTAGTTCAAGCCAATTTGCGCCAGTGAGGAAAACACCTCTTTGTCACGAAATACGCGGTGAATCGCACCCAGCGGGCCTCGCCCGACGGCCAAAATGATCGCCGCGTAGTAGGTGTAGGTCGTGTCTTTTTGGGTGGCCCCGCCGCCGCCTTTACCCCCCGACTTTTTCGTCGTGGTTTTGGCGACCGCTTCAAAGTCACTGTAATAAATGAGGTTAGGGCTGATGCGATTACGGCCGGCGATCCAGGCGATCGGCTTGCCACTCGCACTGCTCTGGATCTGCAGCGCGTTGATGCGCGTTGCACTGTTGGAAATGGTACTACTGCTGCCCCCCATCGCTGACTCCATATCGGTTAAGTGTGTAATAACGCACGATGTGGCTGGAAAGCCGCTCCTCGCGCATGTCTGCAAACTCGACGCCGATGTCCCGATAGGCGTGAATGATGCGGTGCTCATCGACCACCACCGCGCCGTGGCTGAAGGTACGGCCGAATTTCCAGACCGCGACGTCACCACGCTGGGGGACATTGATCTGCCGGCCGTACAGCTCCAGCCAGCCCAGATAACGCTCCTCACTGCGATGCAGGTGCCAGTCCTGGGCATACGCCCCGGGATCGATCGAGGGAATCAACCCGGCGGCGTGATACACCTCAATCAGCAACCAGGCGCAATCGACGCCAAGGCCGAGCAGGTGCTGCCGGTGCTGGTACGGCGTGCGCAACCAACGTTCGGCCTGGGCAACCACGGCATCACGCTGCAGCACTTCAAACGGGCTCATACCGATGTCTCCGCGACGGGAATGAACGGCATCCCCCGGTACCGCGCTCGGTTGCCGAATTTGTTGGTGCAGGCATCCAGCGTCCGTGGACAACCCGGGTAAATCAGAAACTGATCACCCGCCACTGGCACACCTGGCAGTCCCAGGATCATCGTCACGGCACCATCGGCAGTGAATCGGCGTACGGTCCTTGTCACACCTGCATTAGCACCGTTCACAAAACGAATCACGCCCTGGTCGAACCAACCCTGAGTGGCGGGCACATTGGAATTCACACGCAGCGCCGTGCTACCGCCCTGGACCACACCCACGGTTTCAAATAGGGCACGGTTCACCCCGCAATCGGCGCTGTATACCGTGCGCAGGCAGGAGGGCTGATAGACGCCCCGGGGCACCTTGGTATCCAGCAGCTCAATCGGCGACTTCACTGTCACCGTCGCCTGCTCGCGATCGGCAGGGTCCACCTCGGCGACACGCCCGATAAAACGTGTGACCGTGCCCACCACGGGCGACCGCCAGTCCGCCATAAACGCTCGAACAAGGTTCAGGGTGGCCCCGTCAAAACCGCCGCCGGCAATGAATGGCAGCAGTGGCTCACCGAACACGGTGTCGTCCATGCCGGCGGTAAAGGTCACATTCAACGTGTCGACCTCAATCCCGCGCACCGCCCGTACGCCGGTTCGCTTGATCAGGGGCCCGCTGGCCGAGTAGTTCTGTCCGCCATAAAAAATCTGCAAACCCGCATCGGTGTAACGCAACACCTGGCCGCTGGCCAGGGCAATCGTGTACAGATCCGCCATGACGAAACTGCGCGCCGTGGCCAGAAAGGCTTTCAGTTCGGGTGCGGCATCGATCATGGTTTGATACTCGTGAACGCGATGTTTTTGAGTTCCCATATCGCGCGATAAGGCTGAGCCCCGTCGAGCGAATCGGCCTCGAAAGCACAGCGAAAATAAAACGCCCCACTCCACACCAGCGCCGCATTGATGGGTGGGGCCACCGTGAAAGTGATGCGCCCCAGCTCATCCACAGTGAAGGCTGAAGTAGGAGCACCACTGACAGTGACGACGTCCACATTGACGACGCCGTACACCGGCTCGATCCAGTGGCCTATCTCCCGGGAAAGCTGAAATGTTCGCGTGGTGCCGTCCCCGGTGCCGAAACGCTGAAGCGTTACAAGGTGATCGCTACGATCAAAGAACAGGAACTCGCCAAATTGCCCTTTTCGCTGATTGAAGAACTCAATCAGCCTCGACCACTCATCCAACCCGGGGCGCTTGCGCACGGCGTTGTAACTCAGCTGGAAAGACCACAGCGGCGCCGGGTAGTACGCCGTTGTCCGGCGTCGACCGCTGGCAGCCTTCTGCACACCGGTACTCCACTCAGGTGCCTTTTTTGAAAGCAGGGTTTGCCCGGGCAGGCGCGGCAGAACACCTTCAACCGCCGCGCCCATATCGGGGTAACTGGCGATCCAGCGCGCCGGCCAAAAAGGTCCTAACGACATGTCGCCCCCTAAGTTTTGATAGCGCCGTTGCGCCGCATTTTTTGCATTTCCTCGGCCAGCACCCGGGCACCCCGCCGAATATCAGCAGGTGACATCCGGCCGCTGCTGTCGTGGTAGTGATAGCTGTTGCCAGAACCGCCCAACTGCCCTTCCCCACTGGCTGCCTGGCGGATGACGTTGGCGTATTGCTTGGGCAGCACCATCTCCTGCTCGTGGAGTTGCGTCATGGGGTTGGTACCGGCAGGGATGTCATAGCCGCCCTCGGCCGAGGCGACGTTTTTCACCAAGCCAAATACGAACGCGCCTGCAGCAACCGCAGCCGCCGCGCCGAGAATCGGACCAATGATTGGAATGGCCGACATGGCTGCAAACGCACCGGCCATGGCTTGCCAGGCACTGGCAATGATGTTTTTAATTGTGGCTGCGCCCCAGATCGCTACGGACATGGCCGCACCGCCTGCCTCTGCTGCCGTTCGAACGCCTACACCCACCACCGTCGCGCCGGTTTTAGCCGTCTCACCAAACATCCAGGCCATCAACGGCTTGGTGACCATGTTCTCAACGAATGCCGTCCCGATGCTGGTGAAGATCCCACGCAGCAGGCCCTGGGTGCTCATGGTGCCGCTGATGATCCCGGTAAGCCCGCTCGACCAGCTGGTACGCAGACTGTCGACCATGCCCGTCCAGTTGCTTTGCGACTCGAAGGTTTGCTGCCTGCCAATCACAGCCATGCTGTTGCGGTGGGTTTGCTCCAGCGCCAGGATCTGCTGCTGGACCTGCTGCAGGGCGACCGGGTTGCGGTCAGGATCCTGCTCCAGCAGCGCTTTACGCTCGGCCAATGCCTGGGCTTCGATCGCATACCGTTGCTTTTCGAACTCAGCCTGGGCTTGCAGCAACTGGCCTTGGGTGATCAGGTTGGCCTGCAAATCCAGCTGGGCCATCTGTTCGGCATGCGCAACATCGGTGAGACGCGCCTGCTGATCAGCCGCCAGCTGTTGCTGTTTCATGTTGGTGATTTGCTGCTGCTTTTCGCGCTCGACAGCAACCACTTCAGCCGCAGCCTTGCGGTATTCCTGGCTGTCCTGGCCATAAAGTTGCCGGCTGCGCTCCAGGGTCTGCTGAGCGATCTGCAGGCGCGCGTCCATATTGTTGCGGTACTGCTGCGCCTGGGCCTGCAGATCGGCAAAGGCTTGGCCTTCGTCCTGCCGGCGCAAGGCATTCAATGACGCCAGGTAATTACGCTGAACGCTCAGCCGCTCTGCCGCGCTCAAATCCGTACGTTTGAGAATGCCCTGCCAGTACTGCATTTCCTGCTGCTGAGAAAACTGCAGGAAGGTCCCCTGCTCGGCCTGCTGCTGGGCGTGAGCAACCTTCTGCGCGTCCAATACTTCCGCCCACTCACTGGCCCGTGACTTGGTCTTCGCCGGCGCGCTCACCGGGTCATCCGCTTTTTTAGGAGGCGTGGTGGACTCAACCACTTTTTTCCGATGCTCGACCGCTGCAGCGTATGCCTGCTCCAGCTTGGTCAACCGGGCGACTTCAACGCCGTAAGCGGTCGGACTTGCCCTGCCCTGCTGTGGTGCCTTGGTCAGAGCGGTATTGCCTGTCGCGGCCATCTCCGCCACTTTGCGCCGCTGCTCTTCGATGCGAGCGGAACGGGAGCGCATACCCGCATCGACTTCCTCCAGCTTATTGGACACCAACTGCATGTTTTCCAGCAGCAGGCGCTCTTCGACCAGCGTGGCTTCCAGCTGGGCCTTGCCACCCCCACCGCGCGGACCAGCGATAACTGTCCCTAACATCGCTTCGTAGCGTGCGACGTTCGCTGCTACCTCATCAACGGTAAGACCTACTCCCGTCATGCCTTTCAGCAGATTGTTGAACCAACTGGCGGTCTCTGACAGACGCTTATTCAGGCTGATGAAGACAGGCTCAAGAATGGTACCGATGGTGACCTGCAGCTGGTTGCTCTTGGAGTCGAGTTCGGCCTGGCTGCCGGTTAATCCATCGGCCGCTTTGGCGGCATTACCGACCTGGGCCTCCGTCTCTTTCATGATGCCGTTGTATTCGGCCGTGATCTTTTGCGAGTCCGACAACTTGTCACGACTGGTGCCGATGCTCTTGGCGTACTCGTCCCACATTTTGGCGACGTTTTTTGTAACACCGGCGTTATCTACCAGCACCGAGTTTTCATTTTTCAAACCCTCGGTGGCCGACACCACAGCTTCCGACATGCTGAGATTGGCTTGCCGGTTGAATGCTGCAGCGTCTTTTAAGCGATTGATCACCGCCACTGCCTTGTCGACGTTGTAGCCACGACTGAGCAGGTTTTGCAGGGCTTTGGCCGCGTCACCGACGCTGAGCAAGCCATCGGACGCGAGCTTGTTGGCCTCATCCATGGCACGGCCGATACCGACGCCGGCATGATTGGCCACCGCTTTCAGGCCACGGTAAGCAGCTTCCTGTTGGATCGCCGCGTCCTTGCTATCGCTAACGATCTGGCCAAGCTTGAAAGCGCCCAGACCAAACACACCTGCAATGCCTGCCGCCACGCCACCGAGGCCCGAGCGCATGATGGTGCTGACGCCGGAGAACGCCTCATTCACTGCCGGACCAAAACGAGCGAGCCGGGTTTGGCTGCCCACCATTTCGGTGTTGATCGCCCTTAGCTCGCGACTAAAAGTGGTCCGTGCCTCACGCATGTTGCGCTCAATGCTTTCGACTGCACGGTCGAAACCTTGGGTGCCGGCAGTGAACTGATATGCAATATTACGATCCATAGTAAGGCCTCAACGCGCAGGCAAAAAAAAGCCTCACTAAAGCGAGACTATCAGTGGCGTACTAACAGTTAGTTCTACCTATTGGCGTTCACCTCGGCAGTGCTTTCATTACTAAACCCGAAATGAGAACGAGCAGAACTTCGACAAAATCTAACGATAGCTAGCATTAGTCAGCGCTCTCGTTAAATTGTCAGACGAGCCTCGAATGCAATTTTATGCAACACGCAAACAATTCAAGACTGACCTAGAACGTGAGTATCAAGCGCTAGACTCAGACTGGAGCGAGATAAATGTTCACAACCAAGCTAAAGCGTATGCATG